CCCCTTGAATTTAAGATCGAGCGGATCTGCGCGTCCGTGGATGGCGACAGACGTCGCGTCGATGAGCGAGGTCGTGCGGGAGTAGTCAGAGCCGGTCCAGTTCCAGGAGATGCGGAAGACGTTGTGAACGTCCTCCATGTCGTGCGTGAGTTCGCCGATCTGTATCGAGTTTGATTCGTCGAGGGTTGCGACGGTTGCCGAGTCGGAAAGAACGCGCGAGGCTCGCTTGAGTCCCAGAGCGCCGTCGGCGTACACCGGCATGAACACGCCGAGGAGGCGACAGATCTCCTCTTCTAGAAACTTCTTGCCGTCGGTTTTCTTTAGCCCCTCAAATCGAACGACGACACCACCGTTCGCACCGTCCCACATATCCGAGCCGATGCCGGTGAAGTCCGCCAGGCGGACAAGCGTCGAGCTGATCCCGAGGCTCCAAGTCGACGGGAGCGAGGCGGAGTCGCCGTAGAGCGTGCCGGTCAGGATGGCATACGCGAGCTTGACGGCCGGGAGCTCGAGGTAGACGTGCTCCGTCACCTTCTCGCGACGCGCGGCCGGTGTTGCGGCGTCGACGTCGTACTTGCTCGCGATCGTTCCCAGGACGCCACGAGTGCATCCAGTGAAGGTCGTCGAGGTCTTGGAGGTGTAGCGTATTACCTCGTCTCGGATCTTGATGTAGCCGACGGTCGAGTTTGCTGCGTCCGAGTAGCTCGAGCCGTGATAGACGGTCAAGAAGCCCGTCGTCGATGTCACATAGACGGTTGTGTCCGTTGCGCTTAAAGACTGCGCGAGGGTCGTTTCTGCGAGGTCGAAGATGTCCTGTTTTGCAAAGCGCTGAACATCCGCGCAGGAGATCGAATAGCGCCCGCGGTCGTAGATCGCCTGCGTGACCTGTTGCGTCCCGACCATGACGAAGTCGTTAAAGGATAGCCCGGCGTAGCCGAGGTAGAACCTGACCTGGCGCTTACGGAGGCCGACGTCATCGTTCAGCCGCTCGCGGATCTCGGTCGTAAAGTCTGCGCCGACGTCGACGACGGAGAACGACGCGGAGCCGATCTCGCTTCGACCCTCGATCGGGTTCAATCGCTGCGAGACGATTGACGGCTCCTGGAGCGATCCTTGCAGGACGGTCCCCGGCACGTCGGCGATGCCGCTGTGCGAGGTGATGTAGATCGAATCGACCGGGTACTCGATCTTGACTACAAACCGCGGCTCCTTGACCGAGGAGGTATTCAGTACGTCGAAGACTGCGCCGTCGGTACGCATCAGGCCTCCTCGAGGTCAAACGTGACGCGCATCGCGTCCTCGCTCGGCGAGCTGCCGGTACCGTCCAGGCGGTCGAGGGTGTAGGTCGGCTGCACCCGGCGAGCGGAATAGGTCGTCCCCAGGGCGGAAACGGTGCCATACGGGGAGAACGTGAAGCTCTCCTGGGCCTCGCATGAGTGCAGAAACTCGAGGAGCGCGGAGAGCTCGCTCGAGCTCTTGACCAGGGCAGACACCGACCAGGTCGTCTTCCCGAAAAAGTACAGCGTCTCGGTCTTGTCCGAGAGCGTTCGCTGTATTTCGGAGCCAACCTTACGGCCGATCGTGAGCCCCGCCTCGACGACGCGAAGGTCGAGCGAATACTGCGAGCCGGACGTATGCCCGGCGATAACTGAACGCTTTGCGATGTAGACGACTGCGGTCATGGCCCCCCCGAGATCAGTCCGGCCTGTCTGCTGTTGCCGTTAATGAATACAACGTCTCGACCGTTGATCGCCTCCGAGAGTTGACCGATCAGCCAGTCGGCCGTCTCGCGGCTCGAGAAGACGCTGCCCTGGATGACCACCTGGGCGATCTTTGCCTGCGGCTCCTGCGCCTGCTGCGCGTTGCCTGCGGGAACGGCTCGACTTGCAGCGCTTGTCGTGCCGCCCGAGAGACCGCTTTGAGTCACGCTTCCGGAGCCGCCGGGGTTCGTTGATTTAATCTTCGCGATCTGAATAGCGCCTGCGACGGCTACCTTTGCGGCGGCGGCGAGGTTGGCAGGGAACGGAAGCTTCAGCGCCTCGGTCACGCCCTGCGCCGTATTGATGATTGCGTTCGCGATAGCAAAGCCCTGCTGAACCTTGAAGAACTTCGTGCCTGCGCCGCCGAGGGCGGAGAACATCTCGCCCGCCAGGTCGATGATCGAGGAGTTCTTGATCGCCTCAAAGTCGAGCTGTTGTAGGCCGAACGCGCTCTGGATTTCAGATTGCAAATACTGAAAATCGGTCGCGACCTGGATGCGTTGCGCCGTTGCGTTCGCGTCAATACCGGCGAGGATGGTCGCGTGATTCATTGACAGGAGTTCGAGGTTTGAGAAGTGCAGCGCGGTCAGGTCGTACTCGCGCTTGAAGTTCTTCTCACGGTCGGCCTGATCGCGCGCGCGGATCTCGGCCGGGGTAAGCTCACGCTTGCCTTTCTTGCCGCTACCGGCGCTGCCCGCCAGGTCTGGGATCTGCGGCTCCGGAATGCTGATCGGAATGTCGACCATCCCGGAATCAAGCTGCGCCTTCATCTTTAGAAGATCAATTTCTCGGCCTACGTTCGCGATCGCCTGCTCGAGCGCGCGCGGCCCCATGATCAGCTTTCCGTTTTCAACGTAGCCGAGGTTCAGAAAGAACGGGATCGAGTTGCGCGACTCGCGAAGAATTTCGAGCTTGCGCTCGAGCCGCTCGAGCTCCCCTCCTCCGCCGACCAGGATGCGGAGCGAGCTGATCCAGGAGTTCGTCGCCTCAAGTAGCGGGCCAAGAACGACCGAGGCGAGCGCTGCGAGCTCGATTGCGGTGTTTTTCCCGGCAGTCTTGAGGACGTCGAGCTGATCGCCCAAGGTGTCAACCTTGGCGATTGCCTCGGCGGAGACTGGACCGCCGATTGAGGAGAGCTGCGCGTTGATCTCTTCGCTGTTCGTTCCGATTGCGACAAGGGTCGGCACGAGCTCGGCGCCCGACTTCCCGAAGAGGTCCATCGCCGCGGTAGTACGAGCGGCCGGATCTTCTATCGAGGCAATGGCGACAGCGACCGCCTCGAACTGTTTGTCCGGCGAGAGCGCGAGGATTTGACTTGCGGACAGGCCGAGTCGATCGAGCGCCTCGGTTGCTTCTTTGGAGCCCTCGCCTGCGGTGATAAGCGCCTTTTGCATACGGCCGACGGCGCCGGAAACATTCTCGAGCGAACCGCCCGAGAGCCCGGCGGCGAACTGGAGCCGCTGTAGCGCGTCGATTGAGATGCCGGTTTTGACTGCGGTATCGTTCAGAGCGCCCGCGACCTGAATCGCTTGATTAATGATCGCCGTGAATGAAATGCCCGCCGCAATGCCTCCGAGGAGCTTGAAGTTGCTCGTGAGCCCGGAGAGGACGCTGTCCGTCCCTTTGACATCTTTCTTGACGCGCTCGAGCTCCGAGCGCATCTGCGCGGAGTCCGCCGCCATTTTGACGACTAGGGTGCCTATGTCAGCCATGCTTCACCATTGATTGCAGAATCGCTCGCTGCTCGGCGACCGATTGCGACGTGGAAGTCGTGTCTTTCTTCGGGATAAAGTCGTCCGGGCTCCAGGCCTTGCCGCCCTTCTTCGGCCCTGCGGCGTTTGCCGTCGTGGAAGCGAGCATTCCCATGCGCCACATCTCGACGTCGTAGCCGAAAGGCTCGAGCCCGTAGAACGCGATCCAGTAGGTAAACTCCTCGGAGCTCATGCGCTCTTGGAGCTCCCCTACCGTCGCGCCTAATTGCGCCGCGAGGCGGAACCACATCTGTAGCTCCGGCTCGCCCGCTATTTTTTTTCCGCGTCTCCGACCGCGTTATCGGTGAGGAGCGACGCCTCGAGGATTGCCTTCGACAGTTGCGAGAGGACCGCGCCGTCGAGCTTCGCGACCTCGAGCGGATCGTCGAAAAGACGGACGCCTTCCGCATCGCAGAGACCGAGCGAAACGACCTTGTAATCGGCAAGCGGTTCGCCCCCTTTCGAGGCCTCCGCTGCCCATTGCTGCAAGGTCACGCGCTCCCCGCCCGAGAGCCCGCGGATGTAGAGCTTGACGCCCTGCACCTCGAGCTCCCGGACGGAGGCCTTCGAGAACGCGCTGCTGATCGTTGCCTTGAGCAGCTCGCGACTCATTACGGAGTCACCGTCGGGAGCGCGGTGATCTCGATCGTCACGTTGGCGACGACCTCGGCACCTTCAGCCGTCAAAGCGTCGATCTCGAACTTCGTCACGAGGCCGGGGAACTGCACCTGGTAGGCGCCCCCATCCGACAGCACGATCTGATAGTTGCCCGCCGTGCCTGCGAGAAGCTTCGTCCGCCACGCTTCGTGAGGAGCGAGGCCGCCGTCGAAGAGCAGCTTCAGCTCGACGTTCATCGGGTCGTGCGAGCCGATGAGGCGCGTCGGGTAGCTCGAGTCCATCGTGTAGACGTCGACGGTCTTGCGGTTGTACCCGCTCCACTTGATTTCCTGCACCTGTGCAAGGGTCGTGAACACCTCCGGGGAGGCGGCGTTGCCGACCTTAAACAGCGAGCCGGTCGAAATGCTTGCAGCCATTTTTGATACTCCAAAAAAAAGACCGCTCGAAGCGGTCGTTGTTGAAAAAAAAAGGCGCCCGAAGGCGCCTAGAGACATGAATTAACTAACCAATCATCTGAAAACAAACTCAAAGTCTTGCTGAACGATTCGCATCGTTCGATCACCCATTGCGTCCGCTTGCTCCTGCTGCTGCGAGAGCCTGGACATCAGGATCGTCACTCCGCTCTGCGTTCCCGACCATCCGTCGAGACCGACGCGGATCGCCTCGACGACCGGCGAGACCTGGGCCATCGTCTCGCCGACGGTCTCGATGCGAAGCACCGCCCGGAAGAGGAGCGGGTTGTTTCCCAGGGTGCGAGCTATTCCCTGTCCGCTAGTGCGACTCACGGCGATCGCCGGAAGCGTCGGCTCCTGGACGATGATCTCGCGGTAGACGCGAGCCCCTGCGCCGGTGTTGAGCGCTGCGATCTTCGCGATGATTGCGTTCTCGATACTCACGGGTCGACAAGCCCCTCTGTTTCCGCTGCGCGGGCGCGCAGTCTCTTTTCGATGCGGGTGATTCCCTGGCGCAAGATGCGCTGAAACTCCGGGAGAATGCCGCTGCGGGTTGCGTCCCAGGCGGGACCGAACCAGGGTTTCCCGTTGACTCGGCGCCCGCTCGGGCCGCGGACGCGATGACCGAACTCGACAAGATGCCCGTAGAAAATCCCGCGACGCTTGCGGCCGTAGTAGACGTTTTGCAGCGCGACAGCGCGCCGATCCTTCTTCTTCGGCCCGACCTGGACGGCGACTGTTTCGCCGCCCTTCGGTCGCACCGTCACAATCCGCACCGACTCGGCGAGAGCTCCGGATCGAGAGAAGCTCTCCGCGTTTGCGGTCGCCTGGCGCTCGAGCTTGATCAGCGAGCGACGGGTTGCGCGAGTAAGCAGCCGTTTTGCTGCCAGAGCATCAAGCTCGAGAAGTCGCGCCTCGAGCTCCTTCAGTCCCTCGACTTTGACGTCGGTGACGATCGGCACTAGACGAACCTCTCGACGCAGAGAAGCTGAAGCTCGCGGTTACGTTCGTCGCGGTTGATCACCGACTGGATGTCGAAATAGCGCGAGCCGAACTTGACGCGATCCTTCGGCGTCAGCGTGACGCCCGAAATCGGACGGATCACGATGCGCGTCGACACCTCGCTCTGCATCTGCGCCGCGGCGAAATACTCGCGGCCGTTGAGCGGCTCGACGGACGCCCAGACCGTACCGAGAGCCGCCCAGGTCGGCGTCTGGTCTCCGTACTGGTCGATCGCGTCGGTCGCCCGTTGGACGGTGACACGATGTCGAAGACGCCCCGCCTGCATCAGAACACCTTGAAGGGCGACAGGAGCGCGGTGAATCCGAGCGGAAACTCGCTGACGACCGTTCCGGTAAGCGTTGCCTCGCGGTTTTCGTAGAGGTGCGCGGTCATCAGTTTGATCGCCGCCTTGATGGCGGGCGGGACATCGCTCGGCGTACCGTAGCCCGCGACGTAGCGGATACGGACGTCGTTGATGTGCCCGCGCGAGCTCGGCCAGGTCTGGTTATAGGCCTGAAAGATCATGCCAGGCTGCGCGAACGGTCCCGAGTCGTTGACTACCTGGTAGCTGTTTGCCGAGAGCGTCTGCGTGTTGCCTGCGATGTCGATGTAGGTGATCGAGGTGACGCTTGCGAGCGGCCCCTTCGGGAGCTCGAAGTAGAGCGGGAACTGATCGACCCGCAGCTCCCAGGTCGTGCTGACGAACGAGCGCCCGGTGTAGGCCTCGGCGTACTCGCGCGAGGCCTTCGTGAGCGCGAAAAGCATCTCGTCGTCCTGGTTGCCGTCAATGCGGCAATGCGAGCGCGCCTCTTCGACCGTTACCGGCTCGCCCGTCGGAGCCGTGATCAGGGTGTGGTTCATAGCTGTCGCACCTGTACCAGGACCGAGCGGTCCTCGATGCGTCCGCCCGGCGTCGTGACGCGATTCGTGATGAGGTAGTCAGCTCCGGCCGCTCCGCCGGAGAGGAAGGCGCGCGTCACGTTCGACGTCACGCCTTCGGAGACAATCGTCAGAGCGGCGGGAACTTCCCAGGCGGACGTCGTGACCGTGTCCCCGTTTAGCCAGGGATTCCAGTCGACCTCGAAGTCGATCGTCGAGTTTGGATCTTTTGTGAATGCCGCGATGATCGTCATGCAGCGATTCTCCTGTTATTGCGTGAGACCTTGATCGTGCGGCCTTCCGCTTCGACCTCGATCGAACTGTCAGCGCCGACCTTGAGCGTCGAGCGCTGCGGAATAATTTCGCGGCGATCCTGGAACGGAACCTTCAGCTCTCGAGAGTCCGGCGTGAAGGTGCGATTCCGTATCCTTCCGGATACAGTTGCGTCGCCTTCGGCGCTGCCGTCGACGGCGCCGTAGCCGACCGCCTGGCCCTCGAGCTCGGCGGTGCCGTAGACCAGGCCCAGGATCGGACCGCGACCGTAGAGCGTGACGATCGAGCTCGCCTCGCCCGCCGCGTCGCCGACCTGGCGACCGTAGGCCAGGATCGAGGCGGTTGCGCTCGAGGTGCCGGTCTCGTTGCCGTCAACAATTCCGCGACCGTAGGCCGGGACATCCTCGACGGTGCTCTCGCCCGAGATCGCGCCCTGGATAACCGAGCGACCGTCGATCGCGCCTGCGACCGTGGCGTCGCCTGCGATCGAGCCGGAGCCCATCGCGAAGGCGCGCGCCTCGGCGCTGACCGTCGCCTCTCCTGCGATCGAGCCGTCCGTCCGGCCGAATGCCAGGATGACCGCGCTCGAGCTCGAGGAGCCGATCGCCGCGCCAGGTGCGGAGATCTTCCGCTGCCCTTCGCCCGTGACCGTCGCCAGGCCTTCGGCGGAGCCGGAGCCCTGGGCGGTTGCCAGGATGCCGCCGGACACCGAGCTCGAGGAGCTTGAGGTCGCGCTGACCTGGGCGGTCGCATAGATGCCCGCGCTCGCCTCCGCAGAGCCCGCAGAGGCGGCGTCCGGCCGACCATAGGCGAGGACATCCCCCGCGATCGTGCTCGCCCCCTGCGCCTCCCCGTTCGCCGGGAAGATGCCCTGGATCGCGCCGTCGACCGTTGAGCTGCCGGTCGTTTCGCCGCGGCTCGAGAACCTGGCGGTCCCGGAGCCGGTGACCGTCGCCGAGCCCTCGGCCTGGCCGGTTGCCTGGCCGGTTGCGAGCGCATCGCCCGAGACCGACGAGCTCCCGGAGCTCGAGGCGTCGAGTCCGGTGCGCGCCTGGACATCGGCCGCGGCCGTAGCCGTCCCCGCAGCAGCGCCCTCGCCTTCGATACGCCCGGAGCCGTCGGCGGTTGCCGTCGAGCTCGAGCTCGAGGAGGCGGAGATCGGCCCCGACGCAATGACCGCGCCCGCGACCGTTGCAGATCCCGAGGAGATGCCGCTCGCCGCGCCCGCCGCAATGATCGAGCCAGAGACCGCCCCGGTCCCGGCTGCGGAGCCGGTCGCCGAGGCGATGGCTCGAGAGGTTGCCGACGTCGTCGACGAACCCGCGGAGCTTGCAATCGGACGGCCGATCGCGTCGATGTCACTTGTGACCGTTGCCGAGCCAACACTCGCGCCAGGCGAGGAGATCTTCGGAACGAGCGCGCCGGTGACGGTCGCTGACCCTGCGGCGGTGCCGTACAGCGTATCGCCGACGGCATAGCCGAAAAGCCAGTAGTCGCTCTGGACGTATAGGCCGCTCATCTAACCTCCGAGCCGGTCTCGAAGTCGGACGCGGCCTGATTCATCACGGAGCCGGATCAGCTCCTTCTGTCTTCTGTGCGAGCTGCGGTTGCGCCTGGCGTTGCAGCTTGTCGATGAGTCCGGCGACGACCTCGAAGGGTTGCTTCGCGAGCGATGCCAGGACGACGTTCGCCTCTTCGGCGGTGAGTTCAAACTTCAAGACGTTGTTCACGTTGTCTCCTACTGCTTCCAAACTACGGTGCGCTGTCTACTGAAAATTCGATGGTCGCCGTGTCGAGTACCGCCCCGCTCGAGGCGAGGCGGATTTCGATCGCTAGGTTCCGCGTCTGGTAGTCATTGGTCGCGGATAACGTCCACTCGCGAGTCGTCGCAAGGTTGAGCCACGAACCCGTCGTCCCGCCCACCGTTCCGCCGGAGCCCGACCAGGTCGCATACACATCGAACAGCGACGCGGCCCCGCTCGTCAGCCACTCGCCGCTGATCGAGACAAGAGTCCCGCCGACGTTCGTGCGGGACGCTGCGCCGGTACTGGCGAGCCGATATGTGGCAGTCGCCGTGCCGCCGATGCCTGCCTTCGAGTTGTTTATCGCCGACTGGTTGCTAATCGCGACGCTCGCGTTCGCCTTACCGTAAAAGCTCGAGAGCGAGATCGCGCCGCTCGCGACGCCCGCCAGGGTCCGCAGCGCCGCATCGTTAAGACTCGAGGTCGCGGTCGCCGAAAGTCCGAGCTCGAGGTTAATCGAGCGATCTGTCGTCGACCCGCCGATCGAGATCTCGCCGGAGGAGACGAGAGGCATTAGGCCGCGGCGTCAGCCGGTGCTGCCGGAGCTTCGGGAGCCGGAGCCCAGGGGAGAGGCTTCTGCTCGAGCGCCGCCTTCTCGACTTCCTTCGCGACGACGTAGGCGATGTGCGCCTGGTACGGCGCGAGCTGATCTTCCTGCGCCCACACCCAGGCCTCGACCTCCTCCGCGGTAAGCTGCGAGAAGTCGACGAAATTCTCGGGAGCCGGATCGCCGACATTGACCGAGATCGGAAGCTCGAAGCTGCACCCGGTATCGGTGCCCTTGAGGTTGCAGTCGACCTCCTTCACGACATTCTGGAGCTCGCCCAGGTTATGCACCCGGACCGCGTTGATCGTCAGCGTGTATTCGATAGCCATCTGATAATTCTCCTAGTGAACCCGAGCGCGCAGCTCGGCGACTTCTTGTTTCAATGCGACAAGCTCCTTCGCGAGCGCGACCGCCGACACCATCGCGGCGTTACCGTAAGCGACCGAGAGGTCGCCGTTGTCGGCCTCGATTACCGCCTCGGGTAGGACATCGCGGAGCGACTGCGCCGAGACGCCCGCCTGGGTGATCTCGACGTCGGTGCGGTCGTATATCCCGCTCTTCACGTTCGCAAGATTGACGAGGAAGCCATCGTCTAGCTTTCGCCAGTTGGCCTTTACTCGTTCGTCCGAGTAGGCGGTGACGTTGCCTGCGGCGATCACGTTGCCTGCGCCGTTTACTCGGAAAGCGACCGAGTTGCCGTTCGTGTTAAGAACGCGGAAGCCCCGCGTATCGTCGCCTGTTCCGTAGAACTGAACCTGCATCCAATACTGCGAGCCGCCGTCGTAAGAACAGCCATATGCCCAGTTAGAGTCCGAGGCAAATCGTATGAAAGACGGCGTGTTGTATGCGGGCCCGCTGATGTTGCCGGTCATATTCCCGCCAGAAAGCGGAAGAGCGTAGCTCCCAAAGTTTGCGCTTGACAGCATAGTGAGCCAGTTGCCCCAGCTGCCGGCATATCCCTGCCTGAAATACAGGGTACCGTTGCCTGATGTGCCGTAACTCCCCTGTGCTTGCCACATGGTGTCGATACCGCCGACATGGAGAACAGGAGCGTAAGCGATCGCAGCACCGGCTCCACTTTCAGTCCGGTAAACAGCAGTGTTGGCTCTATCTACGTTTACCGAGCCTGACCCGAGACCAAGCAGGTTTATTGCTGACGCCGAGCCAGAACTACCAGTGACACTGATTGACCAAGTACCGCTCGCGCCGCTTCCGGTGAGCGAGGGCGCATAGCTCGTGTAGTTCTGATTAGTCAGCACTCTGTTCCACGTTTGCCAGCTTGCACCGTTCCAACCACCACGGAACGCGAGATCGTTTCCGGCGTGGCTTACATAGAACTGCGCTTGACCGGGGCTAGCGTTGAAACTCAACGTTGTGCCGTATGGATATGCGTAAGCGGTCGGCTTGTTTGGGCTGCTTTCTATATAGCCGGAAACTATGTTCGAGCTGAAGTTGCCGTAGGTGTTGAAGTCAAAGTTATCAACGTTGCCACGGTTTCTTACGGTGTAGGCACTCATTGACTCTGCGACTGCTGCCGGAGTTGTCCTGACGAGCTGGTTTGTCGTCGGAAACATCGACACCAATACCGTCGGCGTCGTTGAGGATAAGCCAGAACTTAAAACAATCTCGCGCGCCGCGATGTCGCCGTTTCCATCTCTGTAGGCAATAGTGTTCGCAGTCGCCGCCGTCGTCGGATTGTTGTATCCGCTGATAGAACCCGAGGTTCCGGTGACGTTAATTCCCCACGTCCCACTAGCGCCGCTGCCGGTAAGTGAGGGCGCGTAGCTAGTGTAGTTTTCCGTTGAAAGGAAAACGTAGGGCCCACGGAACGTGCCGCCTTCGAGCCGCGAATACTGCGGCGGGCTCCAGAACGGCATGATGAGCGTCTGGTTGTAATAGGTCGCGCCGTCGCCATGGTTATTTATTAAATAACTTGCCCACCCCGATTGCCCGGCGAAGGTTCCAGACTCTTGTCGCCATGTAAATGTTCCGTTGCCATACCCGCTGCTGTTTACGGTTGTTGTCGCTCCAGCAGTGCCGGTGACGTTAATACTCCACGTTCCGCTCGCGCCGCTGCCGGTGAGCGAGGGGGAGTAGGAGGTGTAGTTACCGGCGTGGAGAGCAAGATTGCTTCCAATAAAAAACGATCCAGAAGTAACCTTCGCGCTGCCGCTGGAGTCTTGAAGGTTCCATACGTTTGATCCGCCGCGCCAAACGGTAAGCACATCCTGCCAGCCGTTTACAGCTCGCTGCACAAAATTGGCACCGCCGCCGTCTGCTCCAACCGTTAACGTACCAGTCAGCGTCCCGCCGGACAGCGGCAAATAGCTCGACAGCGCGGAGCTTGTGATGTAGCCGCTCGGATTTGTCGCGTTGTAAGGCGTATAGCCGAGAGCGCCTGTCACCTGGCCGCTTGTGATGCTGCTAACGGTCGCAGCATTTCCGGTGATGTTGATCCCCCAGGTACCAGACGCGCCCGTGCCAGTCAGCGTCGGCGAGTACGAAGTGTAGTTACCGCCATGAATTACAGCATCGCCGTTCCAATAGAGGATGCCGTTCGTACGCATCTCAAGGAACTTGCCGACGTTTCCGCTGATGTGGAACGCGATGCCGGTGGCGGTATTGTCGTAAGACTCCGTCCACAACGCTGCCGTCGTATAGTTTCCAGCGGTTTGGCTTTTGCGGAATTGCCCGGTTGGCGAAACCAACACACCAGTCAGCGTCCCGCCGCTCAACGGCAGATAGCTCGACAGCGCCGAGCTTGTGATGTAGCCGCTCGGGTTCGTGCTGTTGTACGGCGTGTACCCGAGCGCGGTCGTGACGTTGCCCGAGGTAATTTCGCCGCGGATCGTCGCGGAGCTCTTGTTCTCGACGTTGCCGAGGCCGACGTCGCTCGAGGTGAGCGTGACGGCGCCCGTGCGACCGGCGACGGAGGTGACCGCGTCGGAGAAGGACATGACCCCCGTCGAGCTGTTGTAGCTCAACGAACCCGAGGCGGAGATCGAGGCACGAGCTCGAGCCTGGGTGAAGTACAGATTCGTCGACCCTTCCGCGAGCGAGTCGGTCGAGCCCGGCGAGGCGCTGATCTCGATGTAGGTCGAGCCAGTCCATCGGTAGGTTTTATTCGTGTCGATCGTGACGTAGATCTTGCCCGTCTCGCCCGTACCAGGGAGCGACGCAAAGTTCGCGACCTCGACAACATCGTCCACATAGGACGGAAGCTGCGCGGACGGAACCTTCCCGGCCGAATCGAGCGAGGCGTAGCCGTTGGCGACGCCCTTGTTCGATGCGACCTCCTTCTGGCCGAGCTCGGTATTGAGCCCGGTGAAGTTTGCGTCGACTTCCTGGTGAGTAAGGGCGGCGCCCTTACCCGCGCGAGTCGTAATCGTTGCCACGTTCGATTATTCCTCGGAGATCGTCAGGGTGCTCGAGGCGAATTCCGGGATGATCAGGTTTGACACGGCGAGCGATGCGGTGAGCTCGCCCTTGTACAGGATCTTCCCTGCGCCGCTCGATCCGGTGCCGACCGCGAAATGGGAGATCGTGTTCGAGCCCCCGGTGCATTGCGGGAAGGTGATCGCGGCGGCGTTCGTGACGGAGTTGTTCGTCACGGTCCATCCGCCCGAGGTGCGCGCGACGGCGACGCGAGCGTAGCCGGTGTAGCTTGCCTCGCTCGCCGTCTGCGATCCCGACTCGCCAGGATCGGCGGTGTGAAGCGAGACGTAGAGGTTCGTGTTCGGCGAGCTTGCCGCGTTGTCTGCCAGGTTGGCGATCGCCGTACCCTGGAAGAACAGTTTCATCAGGTCATTCTCGAATGTGTTGCCCTTTGACATTTTTCAATCTCCTAGACTGTCCAGTTGACATCCCGCGGCCGCGGGACACCGTGAAAACAAACGACGCGCTCTTCGCCAGGCCACCGAGCGCCAAACTTTCGCGAGACGATCTGTCTCGGGAATAACTCCTGGAGGCGCTCCGGCTCGAAGCCGACCGTCTCCGAGATCCATGCCTGGTCGCCCCATCGGGTCGGCTCCAGGTAATCCGTCACGCGCTCCTCGCTGAACTCGAGCGCAATGTGTGAAAAGTCGCCGCACCAGGCCATCACGCCCGACGCGCATCTCGACGGCCGACCAAAGTCGGAGAGCATCGAGAATTCGTGCGGGTAGCCCGCGATATCGTCGACCGACCCGACGATCACCGTGTCAAGGTCGAAGTACAGCGTCGGCCCGGTAAACCACTCGAAGAGCTCGAGCTTCGACCACCATCCCGCCCAGGACCGCAGGATTGGCACGCGATCGCACGGCACCGGCACGTCAGAAAGACACACGAATCGGTGCGGAAGCGAGAGGTGCTTCGTGACACCATCGCGAAGGCGCTCGACGTAGTCGATCCCGTAGTCCCCGCCGGAGCGAAGGACGCAGGCGACCGTCAGATCACCGCGCGCAGCTCGACTCTTGGGTAACACTCGAGCGCCGTGTCGCGCGTCGCGTTCAGAATCGACAGATCCGGGTGTCGCTGCGAGGCCTCGTTGAAGGCCGACGCGAAGAGGTTGTACGGCGACGCCTTGTTCAGCGCGCCCGGATGATCCCCGAACCAATGTCTCTTTGCCCCCATCTTCATATCGAAGCCGAGCAGCACGATCGGCGAGCAGCTCGAGAGGACGGCGATATTTACCGCCTGGAAGCCCGAGTTGTCGCCGCGATGTATTCGACCAGGCTCGAGCGAGAAGCCCTGCCGGTCGACGCTCTCGATGTAATGCAGGCGCCACCGTCTAGCGGCTCCGGCGTCCTGCGTTACTCGTAAACCGTTGAAGCTCGCCGCGC